TTACTTCTTCGCCTCTGCAACCACTTTACTACCCACGCCGCGGTTATTGTATTCCCACATGCGGTTGTAGTTAGTGTCATTCAGATTGCGCTGTATTTCGTCGTTATCATCTACGCTGCCGGTATTACCCGCAAACGGACGATTAGAGATCACCGCATCGGCCCACGGTTTAGCCGTGTTAAAACCTTCGTTGATGGCGCTATCACGGATCACCACCTGACCGTTGGTATTGGCATCAACATCCAGCGAGCGGCCCAGTTGCGCCACACCATCACCGAAAGCATTGAAACGGCTGTTTACGGCGAGGAAACCGTAGTAAATGTTGGACAGCGTAGCCGGTGCAAACACATACGCTTCTTGCTGAGTACGTGAGTTCACCACGCGGAATTCGGTGTTATCGAACACCACTGCGCCGCGACCAGAAACGATATCCACATCCCCTTCAATGTAGCTGTTGGTCACCAGCGTACGCGGCTGACGATTCGTTTCCAGACGGTTCTGCACACCGCTGTTGGTGACAAAGAAGGTGTTCTGACGACCGAGAATGTTAACGTTGTTAATCTGTACCTGGTCACCATCAGTACGCAGTGCCACCGCCGGATGGTTACCTGCATCTACGCTATCGCCCAGCGTGTTTTCGATGGTCAGATTTTGCAGTTGCAGGCCATTGTTTTGTGACCAGAAGACCGCAGAGCAGAGAACACCGATACTGTCGCTGCGTTTGCTCTGGCAGCTATCGTACATATACCACGCTGGTTTACCTGGCATATATTTGCCGCGCGGGTTGACGTCGTGACGCCAGTCGGCAGGGCTCATGCCACCATCAAGGGAAAGCCCAATCTTCACATCAATCGGTTTTTCACCTGTACCGTACAGAGTAATTCCACCCGGAGCGGCAGGGACATATACCGTTCCCTGATACTCACCAGGCATCACGGCAATATACTGGCGCTTGTTGGTACGCTTGATAATTGCCGCATCTACCGCCGCCTGAATCGTGGTATGCGTTACACCTTGAGTGCCCGCCGGGCCGACAACAAAGTCAGGTTGCGCAGGCAGGGTAATCGGGGAAGGATTCCACGCTGCAGCACCTGGTGTCAGGGATGCAAAATAGTGTTGAGCATCGAAATTCTGCGCTTCTTTTGCCGACAGAATCGGGCGAGAAGAGGTACCAGGCGCGGTTTGATCAGAAGGACGTTGATCGGGCGGGGTTGAGCTACAGGCGGTCAGCGTCACGCCAAAAGCCAATGCCAGCGCCAGACGGGAAACTGAAAATGTGTTCACAGGTTGCTCCGGGCTATGAAATAGAAAAATGAATCCGTTGAAGCCTGCTTTTTTATACTAAGTTGGCATTATAAAAAAGCATTGCTTATCAATTTGTTGCAACGAACAGGTCACTATCAGTCAAAATAAAATCATTATTTGATTTCAATTTTGTCCCACTCCCTGCCTCTGTCATCACGATACTGTGATGCCATGGTGTCCGACTTATGCCCGAGAAGATGTTGAGCAAACTTATCGCTTATCTGCTTCTCATAGAGTCTTGCAGACAAACTGCGCAACTCGTGAAAGGTAGGCGGATCCCCTTCGAAGGAAAGACCTGATGCTTTTCGTGCGCGCATAAAATACCTTGATACTGTGCCGGATGAAAGCGGTTCACGACGAGTAGATGCAATTATGGTTTCTCCGCCAAGAATCTCTTTGCATTTATCAAGTGTTTCCTTCATTGATATCCCGAGAGCATCAACATGCAATGTTGTAGGGATGGCAATTTTTACGCCTGTTTTGCTTTGCTCGACATAAAGATACCCATCTACGATATCAGACCACTTCATTTCGCATAAATCACCAACTCGCTGCCCGGTAACAACAGCCAGTTCCATTGCAAGTCTGAGCCAACATGGTGATGATTCTGCTGCTTGATAAATTTTCAGGTATTCGTCAGCCGTAAGTCTTGATCTCCTTACCTCTGATTTTGCTGCGCGAGTGGCAGCGACCGGGTTTGTTGTTATATGGCCTTCAGCTATTGCCTCTCGGAATGCATCGCTCAGTGTTGATCTGATTAACTTGGCTGACGCCGCCTTGCCCTCGTCTATGTATCCATTGAGCATTGCCGCAATTTCTTTTGTGGTGATGTCTTCAAGTGGAGCATCAGGCAGACCCCTCCTTATTGCTTTAATTTTGCTCATGTAATTTATGAGTGTCTTCTGCTTGATTCCTCTGCTGGCCAGGATTTTTTCGTAGCGATCAAGCCATGAATGTAACGTAACAGAATTATCACTGTTGATTCTCGCTGTCAGAGGCTTGTGCTTGTGTCCTGAAAATAACTCAATGTTGGCCTGTATAGCTTCAGTGATTGCTATCCTCCTGTCTCGGCCTAATCCAAACTCTTTACCCGTCCTTGGGTCCCTGTAGCAGTAATATCCATTGTTTCTTATATAAAGATTAGGGGGTAAATCCCGGCGCTCATGACTTCGCCTTCTTCCCATTTTTGATCCTCTTCAAAAGGCTACCTGTTACTGGTCGATTTAAGTCAACCTTTACCGCTGATTCGTGGAACAGATACTCTCTTCCATCCTTAACCGGAGGAGGGAATATCCTGCACTCGCGTACCCATCGACGAACTGTTTCAAGGCTTCTTGGGCGTCGCTGGCGTGCGTTCCACTCCTGAAGTGTCAAGTACATCGCAAAGTCTCCGCAATTACACGCAAGAAAAAGCCGCATTGATGCGGCGATGGTAGGTCTGGATATCATTGAGCAATGAACAGGCCTCATCGAGTGTGAGGCGGTGTTATTTCATGGTTAGTCCTTGCGTAGCTCTCTGATTCTTCTGTAAGTCTCTGGTGCTTTGTTTCCGTGTATCTTCATTTCAGACTTCAACAGAGCAACGAGGGAATCCCATTCGTTGAGGATTCCTTTGAATGCCGGAACGCGCTTTGCAACCTTGTTGAATGAATCTCTGATTTCTGGAATCTGCTCAACAAGTGCAACGCATCGTCTGAAATCGGCTGCGTCATGGGGAGCGCCGAAGTGATGACAATAGATATTCTTTTTCAGTCCACATGCGATTGAGGCAAGAGTTGCGCTACTGATGCTAACATCGCCAGTTGATTGCCATTTCAAAACCTTCATAGCCAAATCTGACATTTCTTGTCTCCAATAAAAAACCGCCATCAGGCGGCTTGGTGTTCTTTCAGTTCTTCAATTCGAATATTGGTTACGTCTGCATGGGCTATCTGCGCCCATATCATCCAGTGGTCATAGCAGTCATTGATGTTCTCTGCTTCGATAACTCTGTTGAATTGTTCTCCATTCCATTCACCTGTGACTCGAAAGTGCATTTATCATCTCCATAAAACAAAACTCGCCGTAGCGAGTTCAGATAAAAGAAATCCATCAATTGGTTAGGGTTTTTGTAATTCTACGAATTATGTTGTTTTTTAGCTTCAGCTTTCCATTCATCAAAGGCAGTGTCTTTGTTCATGGTGCTGATATTGATCTTACGGTCAATATCATATACACGCCACTCACCGTTAGGCCTCTCTTCGCATCTAACTAAGTATGAATTGCCATTAATATCTATGCGTCTGTCTATTTGCATGAACATTTTCAATTTTCGAATCCTCTTTAATATGCATTTTTTGCTATTTCAGTAGTTTACTATTGATGAGGCGTTATTATACACACTTCATTAATGCAAGCATCTTTATGCTATGCTACTAATTTAGCAATTGATATTCACCTTTATCGCGTATACCTTTACCGGTTTATCACCGAAGTGGGGGTGTGTGATTGTTTTCACTTCATATCCTCCATACGGAACATCAATTCTGCGACTGGAGTCGTCGCGCTTCGGATATCCCTTTGTGATAATCAGGCGGTCATACTCCCGGAACATAATTCGCTTATTCCAATAGTCATTACACAGGCGATACTCTTCCGTTTTCTCTCCTCGAATCATGGCATCGAAGTATTCACCTTTGACGGCAAGTTGAAGGTTAGCCACGGTTAACCTCCTGCGGCGGTTCTGGTAGCGGCATCCAGTGTGATGGTATCCACGACGCACCAGGAATTATCCACCCATCATTAGCGTCAGGATGCCCAGGGATGTAAGTCGCCCATTTCATTCGCCAGTCACCTTTCCTGTCAAACTCCCTGGCAACAAGAACGGCTGTTTTGCTATCCGGCATTCGATCACTACAGCTTATCCAACCACCCGGAGTTACCGGCACTGGCTTGGCGGTATAAAGCGGTGTTATATCTGCCCGAAAATTACATGCTTTATGCAGCCGCACCCACCGTTCGACTTCTGCTTTGTCAGAATACATACCAGTGAACGTGTTATATTCACGGTCAATTTGCGTGAATGTTACCTTCCACGCCACCGGCTCTGCTTCCAGCGATGCCAGTGCGATACGCAGGGCAGCCAGGATATTCCCCTGGTAATCATCAAGCCCGAAAGGAAGCTCATCACGAACGCTTTCATAATCGTTGATAGCCTGCTGCAGCCATTCTCTTGTGATAGTGCTCATGATGCCTCTCCTTTACCTGCTTCGGTGACGTTTATTCCAGCGTTGTGCAGTGCCTCAAGAACCTGATGCTGCCTGTAAACCATTTCAGTGTGGTAAGGCTCGTCAAAATCGACGCGATGCAACATGCTATAGCATTGCGGAAGCACAACCTCCCGCAACTCCAGCTCAGCAATGCGCTTCTCTGCGGCTTCCAGCTTCTCGCGCATATCGTCAACGTACTCGACCAGAGATCCGCCAGCAGGAATTTCGCACTCCTCGACCAGTTGGAAGTAGATATCAGCTGCGGCCCGTGTGTTGCTATGCCTAGCGTCGCCCATCTCACCTTCACGAAGAGCATCGCGTTCGGCGGTAAGATTGGCTATTTTGCTGTCTTTGCCTTCCAGCTCAACACGCATCTTCCCTACCGTTAGCGCAATATCCTCGTTCTCCTGGTCGCGGCGTTTGATGTATTGCTGGTTTCTTTCCAGTTCATCCAGTAATGCCAGCACGGTAGCCGGATTGGCTGCGGCGATGAATTCAGCATTGGCCTGCTGTTCCATTTGGAAATCTTCATCGAAACCGCTTTCTGGATGCGCTCCTTCAATTCTGCAAATGGGAATATATCCAGCAGCCTCGCGATGAATTAGAGCATCATCACCATCAAATCGGCTCTCTCCATATTCGAGCGACCATACACCACACGTTGCTTTTTCTGCCTTGGCACGCAGTACCTGATAGTCAATCTTGCTCACTGGTTGCCTCCTTTGCGCCACATCGCATTCAGATATTTGTTTTGATTCACTGACGGAAAAGAATTTCTCTTAAGCAATTCCTCTCTCGATGGCATTGGCTTTACGCGCTGGCGAATAATCATTTCTGCCGGAAGAATGCCGGGATTGTATGCAAGTCCTCTCATGGTAAATTCCTCAGTCATTACTGATAGCGCCATAACGTGAGCGGTAATTACGCAGGCGCGGGTCGATATATTCAGGGAAGTGGGTATATGTGGCTTTGCGGAATGGTCGGATTGATGTCTGGTAAATTCGCTCGCGTTCTTCTTTCTCTGCAAGCCATATACAGTGGCGAAATTCCTTTTCCTCTTTCGTTTCCTGCGGTAGAGACATTATTCGATCGTAGTTTTTTCTGAATTTATCCAGCACCTCCGATACGGAATTGCCGGAACAGCGGCGCGGGTCATCCGCACCATACAAAGGCGCTGGCATAATGGAATCCTTATGTTGCTACTTTAGAAGGGAATTGAATCGTCGTATTCAGGATGATTTTGATGATTGCTACTTTGCTGCTGTTGGCTGTTTCCTGAGGTTGCAAATCCAATCTTTGCATTCAGTAATTCAAGAGTGATTGATTGACCATTTTGCCCATGATAAACATCAACCCTGATGTTTTCTCCGGTAATTTCTACAATGCCACCTTCAACAAGAACACTACGGTAGTAATCCGCTTGCGCTCCCGGCTTGGCAAATACAACGGCGCTGTAGTTTGTCCATTCTTTCTTTTTTGTCTGGCGATCGTAATACTGAACGCCAGCACGGATGTTGAATCCGATATTTTCCCCGGCCTGAAACTCTCTTGCGGGCTTGTTTAGTCTTACAGTAATCGAATGTGCCATTAAGCAGCCGCTCCTTCTAATTCGTCTCGTCTGATGTTGTAAACGTCCTGCGCTTTGTGCTGCTCCGGTGTGCCTTCGAGCATCTTCCACGCTTTGGCGAACGCCTGTTTAAGCTCTTCTACGGTGTTTTTCTGCATTGCTGCGTCAGTGAATGCTTTTAGAACCTGTTCAGGTGTAAGTGATGGTTTTGATTGCTTTGCTGCTGCGTTCTGCTGATGTTTATGCTCGTCTGTATCTGCATCTTTCGCATCATCAATGCCGAACAAACCATTGAGGCAATACTTGCGTGCATAAGAGCTTGTAGCTCCCGTAACTTGTGCAGAATCCATTCCTTTCTTGCTTTCTTCCTCTCGTGCAAGAGCGGTTGCCGTATGACTGTTTTCGCCATCGGTAATAGTTGCCGTGGCTTTCACGTAATACCGATCACCAATCAACACAACTTCATCGCTGATTGATAAAAACAGGCCATTCAGTAACGGCTTAACACCCTCAAGAATGTCTTCGCAGCTTCTGTATTTATATTTGCCGAATGAGTTGTATTGATTCTTTGGCGCGTTCAGATTCTCCTGAATAGCTGCCAGTCTTGCGTAAAATTCTTTGCTCATATGATTGTTCTCAGAATGGACATGGCCCAAGGAAATAACGCTGATTTAATACTTCAGTCTTTGCCGCATTTAAAAATACGCGAACACCTTCACGATCTCCCTTCTGGCGATACATTAACGCCTGCTGCGTGTACATGCGTCTCTGTAACTTGCTCTCCTTCACTGTGGTTGCAAGTGACATGAATATCTCCTTCGTTACCGATTAATTCTTTCATCTGACGAATGAATTCTTCGTCTGACCAGTTATCTGTAAAACTCATTTCCTGCGATACCACGGAAGGTTGATAGCTGATTTCATCGCTTTATTTGCTTCAAGCCACATTTTTGAATCACCAATAAATCTGGCTATTACTGCTTTGTTCTGTGCAGCACGAAGCATCTGGTGATTGATGGCTATTTCATTGCGCATAACGCCTCCAGTTGTTTCTTTGCTGCTCTGATTAATTGTTTAACTCGGCGTGATAATTCAGATTCGTGCGGGTAGAAAGCGGACATGACGCCGCTACCCGCGAGCTGAAAGTGCATCATGGGTAACTCCTTATATTTGATTGCATAACGAAAACGCCTCGAGTGAAGCGTTATTGGTATGCATATAAAAAAGCCCTCACATTGGAGGGCAAAGAAGATTTCCAATAATCAGAACAAGTCGGCTCCTGTTTAGTTACGAGCGACATTGCTCCGTGTATTCACTCGTTGGAATGAATACACAGTGCTTATTCGTCATGCATTTCAGGTATTTCTTCGTATTCAACACCCCACATGTTTGTTACCCAGGATAGTTTTTCGTACCGTTGACAAGATTCAGACCACATAAACTGACTTCCATGCGGGCGAGTTTCGATATCTGTTATCTCTCCCGGCCGAACAAAACTGGTATTCGACTTCGTTATTTTTACTTTCATTACTCATCCCCAAGAGCTTTGCTGATTGCTGACTGTGCTTTCGATACTTCATCAGGATAATGGTCATTCCAGTTTTGCTTGTATGCCTTGTTTAGCATTGCTTGCATGGCATTTAAAAGGTCTGGTGCTGCCGCTATTAGATTGGCATCTTCAATGCATTGAACTTCCTCACAGATTGCAATATACGAACGCCAGCCTGCGCCATTTTCAAGTGAGTCTGCCTGGATGATTTTAATCTCATCGCCATCCATCATTATTTCCCACTTACCTTCAGTACCTTTAAATTCCATGTTAGCCTCTGTTGTTTATGCCAAAAATAAAGGCCGACTATGCGGCCTGAAATTACTTAACCAATGATGCTGCATATTCGATTAGGAATAACTTAGGTGCAAGCCAAATCTTCAACCATTCGAAATTGAAGGCAATAATTAAAACACCAATAATTGAGCCAAATATAGGAGCAAATACAGTGCACATGTCGTAATAAAAAGAAGATATAAAATATCTATCATTTGGACATCCATCTAAAGACGTCCATCTCTCGCCATTATTTCTTTCCGTTCTTGCAAAACTAGGAAGTTTCATTGCTGCAATTAAAAGCAACAACCCAGCCACTTGGAAAAGTGCGCTATGGACAAAACTCCATATTAGCAACTGACGAACAACATCAGGAATCTGTGCCTGGCTAAATGAGACAGCAGCATCTATTCCATTGCTGGCTTTTTGCAGTAGTTCTACGAGAATCTTGTTTGCTTGTTCTTCCAT